TACTGCTAGAGGTGTACCACCCACTGAAAAAGAAATTATGGATATGGGTGGTTTTGAAATACGTAAGTTAGGTGGTAAAGTAAAACGTAATGTAGGTGGTAAAGTTCGTGGTGTAGGTCAAGCCATGAAAGGTTTTGGTAAAGCTACTTATTCTAACAAGATGTATTGATGGCTATAGACATTGATAATAGTAAAATAAACTATGATATAGTTAAACCTAATCGTGAAGACTATACAGACTTTAAAATATATTGGGCTGACTTATGTTACTATTTAATTCAAAAATATAAAGATACTTATGTAAAGATATAATATGGCTGTACGTAAACGAAAAAGAAAAGGAACAGGTATGAAAGGACTGACCATTAAAGGTGGTCATAAACGTCCTACTAAATCTGGTGCAGGTATGACTGCTAAAGGTGTAGCTGCATACAGACGTAAAAATCCCGGTTCTAAATTACAAACAGCCGTAACAGAAGCAAAACCTAGAACAGCAAAAAGAGCAGCGAGGCGAAAGTCTTTCTGTGCAAGATCAGCGGGGCAAATGAAAAAGTTTCCAAAAGCAGCTAAGAATCCTAATAGCCGCTTGAGACAAGCACGTAGAAGATGGAGATGCTAAAATCAAATGTCCTACTTAATATCAAACATCCCTCATTTTAAATGTTGGGTGCGTAAAGAGTTTACAACTAATCATGAAGAATATCAAGGAGAATACTTACACGCTTTAGCTTTTGCAGTTAATACTATACCAGATAGATCATTAAGTTTTCAAGTAGTATTTACTGGATGTGATGAAGAAGAAAATGTACACGGTGGAGCTATGTGGGCTAGGATGCCAATAGCTGCATTAGTAGCAGACACAGAGTTAGATGAATGGCCTGAGTTAATGCCTACACATTTTGTTCAACCTTGGGACTGCTCTGCTAGAAATCATAGTGTAATAGTTATGGATAGAATATCTTCTAGTCCGTGGCTTTGTAAAATAAATGGAGAGTTTTATACAGGTCGTTATATGTTTACAGTAGATTATACAGACAGTTATATTTCTGATGATCCAGCACAACATAAACAATCACATGTATTAGAACTTATAGATGCAGATGAATTTACAGGTAATATTGTAGCGTTGCCTAATAACAGAGTAAGAGTAACTAATCCTGCTTTATGGGTTACTGGAGAAGGAGCACCAGATTTTACACCAAGTCAGTATGTACATTCAGCAGAGATAGATAATAGTTATATGAATCCTAATATTACTTTTAACAATTTATATGCAGAGGAGTGTGATCTAGATGATGAAAAGAACGAAGATGAAGTCTAAAGGTGGAACAGTAAGGCGTATGCGTGGTGGTAAAGCTACTAAGTATAAGTCTAGAGGTGGAGCTTTGAGAAGAATGGGTGGCGGTAAAGCTACTAAGTATCGTTCTCGTGGTGGCACAGTAAGACGCATGGGTGGTGGTAAAGCTACTAAGTATCGTTCTCGTGGTGGTCGTGCTAGGTAATGGCTGACCCTAAAAAAGGCACAGGTAAAAAGCCAAAAGGTTCTGGACGCAGACTTTATACTGATGAAAATCCAAAAGATACAGTTAGTATAAAGTTTGCTACTCCAGCAGATGCAAGGGCTACTGTGGCTAAAGTTAAACGAATTAAAAAACCTTATGCACGTAAAATACAAATACTTACAGTTATGGAACAACGTGCAAAAGTTATGGGTAAGAATGAAGTTGTACGAATAGCTAAACAAGCAAAGAAGGTATTAAAAGATGGCAATCAAAAAAGCAAAGCCAAAAACAAAAAGAAAAAAAGGATCGCCTAGACCGCTTAATCCTAAACTTTATGCACAGGTAAAAGCAGAAACTAAGCGTAAGTTCAAGGTATATCCAAGCGCATATGCAAACGCATATTTAGTACGTACCTATAAGAAACGTGGTGGTAAGTACGCATGAGCTTAAAAGATTGGTTTGGAAAAGGCCCAAAGGGTGATTGGGTTGATATTGGTGCTCCAAAGAAAAAGGGCAAGTTCCAAGCCTGTGGTCGTAAGTCTACTAAAACTAGCAAGAGGAAATATCCAAAATGCGTACCAAGAGCTACTGCGAAGCGCATGACCAAAGGTCAGATCAAGAGTGCTGTTGCAAGGAAGAGAGCAAAGGCACAAGGAGTAGGAGGCAAGCCTACGATGGTCAAGACTTTCAAGAAGAGAAAGAAAGCCGTAAGAAGAAGGACTAAGAAGTAATGGCAGTTTCAGGAACATATAACTTTAATCTAGATATAGATGAAGTTATTCAAGAAGCTACAGAGATGATTGGTGGTGAAAGCACACTTGGTCATGAACCAGCATCTGCTAGACGCTCTATTAATCTTATGCTCAAAGATTGGCAGAATCGTGGTGTGATGCTTTGGAGTACATCTGTTTCTTCTTTAACTGTAACAGCAAGCACTGCCACATATTCGTTAGATAGTTCTACTGTAGATGCCCTTGAAGTTGTTATTAATAGAGACGATACAGATTTACAACTAGAAAGAATTAGCTCAGAAGAATATTTACTCATACCAAATAAAACACAAAAAGGCAGACCTAATCAATACTCTATTCGCAGAGAAAGAGATAATCCTGTCTTACGTGTATGGCCTTTACCAGATAACTCAACTGATGTTCTTAAATTAGAATTAGTAAAAGAATTACAAGATGTAAATAAATCAGCAGTGCAAAATGCTGATGTGCCTAAAAGATTTTTACCATGTTTAACAATGGGGCTTTCTTATTATATGTCAATGAAACGTCCCGGTGTTCCATCAGATAAAATACAATTTTTAAAACTTAATTATGAAGAACTTCTTGCAAGAGCTATGCAGGAAGATAGACAAAGAGCCTCTATGCATGTGGTTCCAAGATTAGGATACATATAATGGCAAGTACTAAAAATGCTTTAGCTATGTGTGACATTTGTGGGTTTGTTTATCCACACCGTGTAATGAGATTAAATAGCTATGGTATGTTAGTATGCCCAGAAGATTATGAAGGACAATACGATTTAAAAAATCATCCACAAAATAAAGTACCTGATGTTAGAGATAATCCTGCAATACTAAATCCAAGACCAGATGATACAGGCAGAAATTTAACATGGGATCAAGCAGCAAGCACTTATGATTCAACAGAAAAATTTTGGCAGCTAATATGACAGATTTAACAGGAAGACTTATTTCAAATACTTATAAACAGCTTATACTTGTAAGTTCTGCTGTTAGTAATGAAGGTGTAGATACATCTCTTAAACCTATACAAACAGGAGATGGCACTAATACAGCACTTAAAGTAGCAACTAATGCTGTACAAGTTAGTGGTGCTTTAGGAGTTACTGGTTCTGTTTCTCTTGATAATAATCTTCATGTAGATAACAGAGTATGCGCTTCTGCATTTTATGGAGACGGTTCAAATATAACAGGTGTTACTGCTGTAATAGCAGGTAATATATCAGTTAGTAATGCTGTAGTAGGTGGTACATTACAAGTATCTAGTACTGCAACTATAGTAGGAGCTACACATTTAAAATCAACTGTTACAGTAGGTGGTGCAGCAAACTTTGGTTCTACAGTTACAGTAGAAGGTAAAGCTGTATTTAAAGATGACGTATCTGTATCAGGGGCAGCTAACTTTGGTAGCACAGTAACTGTAGAGGGTGAAGCTATATTTAATAATAATGTATCAGTAAGTGGTACATTTAATGTAGCAGGTGCTAGTACATTTACCTCTAAAGCTACATTTGATAATGATGTATCAGTAAGTGGTAGATTAGATGTAGCTACTTCTGCTTCAGTTGGCGGCACATTTAGAGCTACAGGTAATGCAGGATTTAGTGGAGACACATCTGTTAGTGGTGATCTTAATGTAGGTGGCACTGTTACAATAGCTGGTACAAATATTCAAGCTACTAATGCTAGAGTATGCGCTTCTGCATTTTATGGTGATGGTTCTAATTTAACTAATGTAGAAGCACAACTAGGTGTTACAACAAATATATCTGTTTCTGGATTTATAAATGCTGGAGGTGCAGTTTCTGTAAGTGGTACGTTTAATGCAGTAGGTTCTTCTACATTTAAAGATGATGTTTCAGTATCAGGTAATCTTAGAATTGGTGGAACTACTACAATAGCAGGAGCAGTTAGTTTAGCTTCTACTCTCAGTGTAGCAGGTGCATCTAATTTTGCAAGCACTGTTACAATAGCAGGAGCTACAAGTTTAGGATCAACTTTAGATGTAACTGGTAATACTTCTATAGGTGGTACTTTTTTAGCAACAGGTAAGGCTGAATTTAAAGACGATGTATCCGTATCAGGTAATGTTAATATTGGCGGCACTACTACTATTGCTGGTGCAGTTAGCCTAGCCTCTACATTAAGTGTAGGCGGTGCAACACATTTAGCATCTACTGTAACTGTAGCTGGAGCAGCTATATTTGAAGATAGTGTATCAGTTTCTGGAAACATAGATGTAGCAGGTAATGTTTCTGTAGGTGGTACATTATTTACTACAGGTAATACTACATTTGATGGTAATGTATCTGTTAGTGGCAATGTTAATATAGGTGGAACAACAACAATAGGTGGTGCAGTTTCACTTGCTTCTACTTTAAGTGTAGGTGGAGCATCTAACTTTGGTTCTACAGTTACAATAGCTGGGGCTACAAGTCTTGGTTCTACTTTAAATGTAAATAGCAATACTTCCATAGGTGGTACATTAATTAATACTGGTAAAGCTGAATTTGAAGATGATGTATCTGTTAGTGGGGCATTAATTGTAGGAGGTGCTACTCAACTTAATAGCACTGTAACTGTAGCAGGTGCAGCAACTTTTGAAGGTGCTGTATCAGTAAGTGGTGCAGTTAATATAGCTGGTAACACATCTGTAGGTGGTACTTTTTTAGCTACAGGCAAAGCAGAGTTTGAAGGTGATGTATCTGTTAGTGGCAATGTTAATATTGGAAATGATTTAACTTTAATTAGTGATGATGCAGTTTTAGGATTTGGTGCAGATACTGATATAACTATTACACATGATCCTGATGATGGCTTGTTCTTTAAATCAGCAGCAACAGCAGATGATAACCCATTTGTTCTTACACTTCAAACAGGTGAAACAGATATTGCTGCTGATGATAAATTAGGAGTGATTAATTTTCAAGCTCCAGATGAGGCAGCAGGAACAGATGCTATATTAGTAGCTGCTGGTATAGAAGCAGTTTCAGAAGGTGACTTTTCAGCTAGTTCAAACGCTACATCTTTAGCTTTTAAAACAGGGTCATCAGCCGCCGCTGATGAAAAAGTTAGAATAGACTCATCAGGTAATGTCGGGATAGGAACTACTGCACCAGATGTACCACTTCATGTAAAAGGTGGAAGTAGTACAGAATCAGCAATTATAGTTGACAGTACAGGCGTTGGTGGTGGACACAAGTATGGTATTCGTCCTGGCTCGCCATCAGTTAGTAATGCACATTTTACTATTCACGATGAAACTAATGATGCAACCAGATTTGTTATCACAGATGGTGGACTCGTGTTAATTAACACAACTGCGGCTGTTTCTGGTCAGCAGTTACGAGTTCATGGCAATAATGGCACTGGTACAATAGCAATCGCAGCGGCTACTAATTTCAACAGCACATTAGCATTTGGAGATCCAGCCAATAGCGCAATTGGTAAAATTGAGTACGCTCATAATGGTGATCAGCTACGATTTTTTGTAAATGGATCTCAACGTGGGCTTATTGATTCTTCTGGACGACTTTTGATGCTAAAGACAGCGGCAGGATTGGCTAATAATGGCTTTGAAACACATGCTAGTGCCGCTGGATTCCTTGGTACAACAAGCACAGGAGCAGCTCTTTATGTTAATAGAGAAGACTCTGATGGAACGCTTGTAGTTTTCAGACAAGATAACAGTGATGAAGGCAGTATAAGCGTGTCTGGCAGTACTGTGAGTTATAATGGTGGACATCTTTCACGTTGGTCACAAACTGCTGATGGAAATCGCATTGATGGCTTGCTAAAAGGCACTGTGATGACCAATCTTGATAAGATGGCTGTTTGGACCAAAGAAGATGGCACAGTTAAAAATAATGAGCAACTTAACTGCATGGCTGTATCATCTGTAGAAGGTGACGTAAATGTATCTGGTGTATTTGTTAATTGGAATGAAGAAGAACTTTACGACGATGCCTACAGTAGTAGTCGTGTTAATGATATGAATATCGCAATGACTGGCGACATGGTTATTCGTATTGCCAGTGGTACGACAATAGCACGAGGTGACTTGCTGATGAGTGCTGGTGATGGCACAGCCAAGCCACAAGGCGATGACATTGTTCGCAGCAAGACTATTGCGAAAGTTATCAGCACAAATGTTTCACATACTTATAATGATGGCTCATACCTTGTGCCATGTGTATTGATGGCTTGCTAAAACTAGGAGAAAAAAATGGCAGCAACTTGGTCAATAAATACTCTTGACTTTTACAAAAGTCATGGTGGTAAAACAAACGTAGTTTTTAATGTGCATTGGATTTGTACAGATAAAGACTCAAGTGGAAATACAGGAGAATGTTATGGGACTATTGTTATTCCAACAGATGATCTGTCGTCCTTTACTGCTTACTCAGATATAAAAGAAACACAAGCAATAGGGTGGGCAAAAGCTGCTCTAGGTTCTGATGAAGTAACCTCAATAGAAACTAATGTAGCTAATCAGATTGCAGAAAAAGCAACTCCAAAACAAGGTTCTGGTATTCCTTGGTAAAATATGATATAATATTATAATAAATATTTATGGAGAATAAAGTGAACGATAACGCTATAAAAGCTGAAGAACCAAATGTTATACATATAAATGGCACTGATTATAAAGAAAATGATTTGTCTGAACAACAACATTATTTTATTAATCAAATAAAAGACTTACAACTAAAAGCAAATAATTTAAAATTTCAACTAGATCAAGTGCAAGTAGCTCTTGATACTTTTACAAATGAACTTCTTAAATCTTTAGAAGGAAAATAAAATGTCTAGTACTTTTACTACTAACCTTAGACTTAATAAACAAGGTGATGGAGACAACCCTAATAGTTGGGGACAAGTTCTCAATGATGGTGTTATTAGTCTTGTTGATGATGCAGTTGCTGGTTATACAACTATAACAGTAGGAACAACTGCTAATGTTACATTAACTGAAAATCAAGGTAGTGGTGATCAGGCTCGTTCTGCTTTTCTTGAAGTTCAAGGTAGTGTAGGTGGAACTCATAGTGCTA